AATGGCCAGAGACAAAAATCCTGATGCTGACGCACGTTAAAGAATTGATCGAGCAAAACGCCGAGAAGATGCGCCAACATTGGCTGGGTGCGCCCTTGGGCATTTACTCAGCAGGTATTGGTAAGCGTGATTTAGGCGAGCCGATAACTTTTGCTGGCATTCAATCGGTGCGCACTAAATCTGCGGCGCTTGGCCATATTGATTTGGTGATTGTGGATGAATGCCATTTGATTAGCCACAAAAACGAAGGTGGCTATCGCACGTTGTTGGCTGAATTAAAAGTCATCAATCCAGAGCTGCGAGTTATTGGTTTAACGGCCACACCGTACCGTCTTGGCCACGGTCTTATCACCGATAAGCCAGCAATATTCGATGACTTAATCGAGCCAGTAAGCATTGAAGAGTTGATCTACAAACGGCATCTGGCCACGCTACGATCAAAGACCACCACAACCAAGCTGGACACTAGCGACGTTAAAAAACGTGGCGGGGAGTTTATTGAAGCTGAATTACAAAAGGCCGTGGATACCAGAAAGAATAATGAGAGCGTTGTGGCCGAAGTCATTCGTTTGGCTGGCGATCGACAGTCGTGGCTATTCTTTTGCGCAGGTATCAATCACGCGAAAAACGTATCGATTGAGCTGCGCGATCAAGGTATCAAGTCGGCCTGTATAACTGGCGAAACGCCAAAGTCAGATCGTGAACGAATCATCCATGAATTTAAAACAGGGAAAATAAAAGCGCTTACCAATGCCAACGTGCTTACGACTGGTTTTGATGCTCCTAATATTGATCTAATCGCCATGTTGCGCCCAACCATGAGCGCCAGCCTATACGTACAAATGGCCGGTCGCGGTATGCGAATCAAAGATCACATCGACCATTGTTTAGTGCTGGATTTTGCGGGTGTAGTTGAGACGCATGGCCCGATTACCAACGTGCAGCCACCCAATAAAGCGGGGATAGGGAACGGTGAAATGCCGGTCAAACTTTGCACCGAGTGCCATGAACTATGCGCCATATCAATCAAAGTGTGTCCGTCCTGTGGCCATGAATTCCCGCCGTCCGTACCGAAGCCATTGGCGCTACGCCACGACGATATTATGGGCATGGATGCCAAAGACATGATTATTACTGGATGGAACTGGCGCAAGCACATAAGCAACACCAGCGGCAAAGAAATGCTGGCCGTCAGCTATTATTCAAAGAATCTATCCGACCCATCGATTACCGAGTACCTGCCACTTCGCCACGATGGTTATGCTGGCGACAAAGCGGTCAGAGAGTTAGCCAAGATGGCCAATGCGTCGGGTGTCGGTAGCCGTGAATTGTTTGCAGTCGGTGTAACTAAGCTAGACCAGATTGCTACGTACATGAATCATGGCAAGCCACCGACCACCATTGCATACAAAAAAGAAGGCAAGTTTTATCGCGTCTTATCAAGGAAATGGAATGACTGAACGAATCCCAACCGAGCATGAAGAACAACGCGAAGTCGTTAAATGGTTTCGCCAGACGTACACGGAAGTGCGAATCTTTGCGATACCCAATGGCGAGAAACGCACCCTTGGGGTGGCGACTAGATTAAAGGTTGAAGGCGTTAGCCCAGGCGTTCCAGACTTATACGCACCAGCATGGCGGTTGTGGGTTGAAATGAAACGTATCAAGGGTGGAACGATTAGCCCACCACAAAAAGATTGGCACACCTACTTGCGAGGCATTGGCGACACGGTGTTGGTGTGCAAAGGAGCAGAAGAAGCGAAAGAGCAAATAATAAAATTTAGGGGGGAGAAATGACTGAACATAAATTATTGCGCATGATAGAAGAAGCAGGGTTTGACTTTACGCCTGACATCATGAACAAACTGCAAAAGTTTCAGAATTTGATTTGGGTAGAGCGCGAAGAATGCGCGAAAGCCGCCGAAGCTGTAGTGCCACGACATACAGAATGCGGTAACAAGATTGCGGGAGCTATACGGGCGAGGAGCAATCATGACTAGAGATGACATTACCCGTATGGCTAAAGAAGCTGGATTTTGTGGCTTTGATGGTGCTAACAAATGCTTGCGAGAATTTGCCGCCCTAGTCGCAGCAGCAGAGCGCGAGAAATGCGCTGATGAACTTTTTAATGATGGCTGGGGATACGCTGCTAAAACTATCCGCGCAAGGGGGCAGCATGACTGACCGCGAACTATTAGAACTAGTCGAGGAAGGAATGAAAGTTAATGCCCCTGACTCACCTGAATACATAGTGTGTGCAGCACTACGCGCCCGACTAGCGCAGCCTGAACCGGAGCCGGTGGCGTGGATGAGAAAAAATAAAGGGCATATTGGATTTCATAAAGTAGCGCCTTCAGGATACGTCCCACTTTACACCGCCCCACCACAACGCGAATGGCAAGGGCTGACGGATGACGAGCGCACATTTCTGGCATGGGAATCCAATAATGGGCCAGAGTGCGTAGCGATGACGGAAGCCAAACTAAAGGAGAAGAACACATGAACACGGTAGGCGATGGATCAAACGGCTACCCAATAAGTAGGATGAGGCTATATAAAGAATGGGTAAGTTTGACAGATAAGGAAATATGGCTATGACTAGAGATGACATTATCCGCATGGCGCGGGAGGCTGGTGTAATAACATCATTATTTGTATTAGACGGAAAAGACAGCGGTTACTTTTATCTTTTTGAGCGATTTGCCAACCTAATTGCAGCAGCAGAGCGCGAGGCGTGTGCTGTTATTGCTTTTAACGCAAAGACATACATTGAAGCAGCAAACGCTATACGCGCAAGGGGTAATTATGAAAAGCTGGATTGATGAACTAAAGCCAGGCGACAGGGTTATGTTTGACGGCGACCCTGCAAGAGTTTTTAACGTGATAAGGCAACGTCCAACTGCGCCAGATTATTTTTATTTAGATTTTGATGATGGTTCTTATATTGGCGTAAATGATAACGAATTGATTGCGGATGGTAAAAAACTATGACCACTAAATTCTGCACCAGTTGCCAAAGCACCCGCGATTTAGCTGGTGGTGAATTTCGCAAAACCAAAGCAAGCGGTCGATGGATTTGCCAGCCATGTCTTGAGCATAAGACAGAAAGCATTTACATGAACCGAACAGGCAAGATTGCTGACGTTAAAACGATCATGGAAAAACTATATAAGAGGGCAGCATGAATGACATAGACATACATAGTTGCGGTTACTACTGCGACAGACACGCTTGCATTGTGGTGCAGCGCAATGAGTTGAGGGATAAGCTGTTTGCAGAACCAACAATACACGGATGGCCTTTGTATTCAGGATTGCCGCCAGTAAAGGTACAAGATGAACGCGAAACACAATATAAAAGTTGGGCGCAAGGCGCGCAAGTAATTGGAACACCGCAGCGCAAATGGGTAGGGCTGACGGATGAAGAGCGAGATGAAATTCGAGAGCAAGCGCATTACGAGTTTGACGACATTTCTAATGCGATTGAAGACAAGCTGAAGGAAAAGAATGGATAAGTTCCAACAATCCACAACCGACCAGCTCTATTTTCGTGATCCTGACGTTGACCCACCACCGCGAGGAACTAGCATGCTGTTATTAAACCCTGGCGGCGTTTGCGTAATCGGTGTTTGGTCTGATGACTGCATTGGTTGGTGTCCAAAACCCAAAGTGCCAAAGTCATTGAAAGATAAGCATGCCCAAGCCAAAGAAGATTGATTTCGATTGGGAAGCGATTATTAACGGCAATCGTATTGGTATTGCGCAAGTGTTTAAAAGTATTAAAGCGGGTGAAGTTGATGAAGAAGAGCTAGAAAAGTTACAGAATTTTGTGCAATTCTCGCTGGCGCTAATGCAGTTATCAGGCCCACAAAAATGGGCGCAAGCAAAACTTAATGCTGAAATGATGATGTATTTAAAGGAGACAAAAAATGACTGAACACAAACACGCAAAACTAATCAAAGCATGGGCTGAAGGCGCAAAAATTCAAAAGTTTTCTAAGCGCACTCAAGCATGGGAAGAATCGCCCAATCCAACATGGAATGAAGACACAGAATACCGTTTGCGAATTAAACCTGACTATACGATTGAATTAAACGCGCACGTTTTGAACGGTGAATTGTTTATTGATGTCGGCGCACGATTTCCAAATATGTCGTTGGTGTTTGATGCAGGGAGTAATGAATTGAAATCTGTTGAAATGATTCAATGGAAGGGAAAAAAATGATTGCCATTGCAGCCATTGGAGCGATGTTAATAGGTGCTGGCATTACTGTTGGTGTGGCTGGATTAATTGCATATTTGATGATGGATGATAATGAACTGTAAAGACTGTGGTGGAAAGACGAATGTAACGTGGACTCAGAAACAATTAGGTGGTGTTAGACGGTTGCGTAAATGCCACAAATGCGGTTTTTCTGCCTATACCGGCGAAGTTTGGCTGGCGTTGTTACCACCACCCGAGCCAAAACCTATTTATACTAAATCTGAGGTTGCGTTAATGAAAAAGAAAGAGGTTACTACCCGCAGGAAAAACGAAGACAGGAGGCAAGATGAGAAAGCATAACAACATGAGTATGGGTGACCATTACATTTACACGCCATCAACGACGGATGTAACAATTCGTTGGCGCGCTAATTACAACTGGATACCACCATCAGAAGACCCAAAATTTATGAAAAAATGGGCTGAATTTCGTATGCGATGCGCTCAAGGTATTGAGCAAATCGTTAATCACTAAAAAGAGAGAAATCATGAAAAAACTA